CATGCAATGTTGATGGTGCTGTAAAAGCATTACCACCAAATACATGGTCTAAAACTTTATCTTCTAAATAATCGCTAAATCCAGACATTATTCATTTACTCCTAGTTTCTCATAAAATATGTTGTTTTCTTGCGTTGACCATAAGTTCTTTTTCTTGGTATCAAAGAACCTTTGCCAAACGCAGCTCTTTCTTGTTGCATACGCATTTCTTCTAAAGCTAATTCAAATTGGGCAGTAAACATTTGCACCCTTTGATCTTCCATTAAATAAATAGATGCTTGTTTTAATGCGCCATATAAATAAACATCAGGATGATTTGTTAAAACAAAATTACTGGTGTTCGAGTCGCTTAGTGCAGTAATTTTACCATAATAAGTTAATTGTAATGTGTATGAAGTGTCAGGTGTTGGAGCAAGTTCCAATGTATTGTCCACAATAGAAAAATACTTTGGTTGACCAGAAGAATTATCATTTGCTTTTCTGAATACGTCTAAAGATTCTATTGATTGTTGCATTAATGGAGAAAAATCATTTGAGGTTATTTCTATGTTGATAACTTCCAACCAGTCATCCGGTAAAGTTAAGTATTGGGAGTCTGCTGTTGCAGTTGCTCTCTTAATCATATTTTTATCTCTTAACTTTCTATTTATCTCTGATTCAGTAGTGTCAATAAAAATATCAATTTGCGAGGTCAAATCGCTTCTGTTTAAGTAATCCGCTATGTTTGTTTTAAGTTCGCTGTAATTCATACTCTACCGGGCCATATTCTAAATAATTTGTTATCTGGGTCATTCAGCCATTTTTTCCATTTCTTCTTATCTTTAGACCATCCCTCTCTTATCGCTTTCTGATATATTACCATAGGTATTTCTGCAACGTGCTTTAATTCTTTTGAGTTTTGTACCTCTGATAGATTTTTAACATTATCTAGTATCGGTTGAACATTTTGAGAACTGTGATAGATGTTTTTATCATCCTCTGTAACAAACTCACTCATGTACCCTGATTTGGTATCAATTATTGTTCTTTTTGCCATAATAATTTATTGAAGTGAGGGGCGTTACCGCCCCCCTTTTTCAACCTATGATGTTGATAAGTCGGCTGCTATTCCATGCGCCTTTTCATTTGATACTTCCAAACCATACTCAACAACAATCATTTTTGTCATTGCATCACCAATAGTGCTGATGTCGATAGTTTCAAAGTTTCTCAAATAAGCAACTTTTGCAAAATCAGGATCAACAAATAAAGCTGACCTTGCTCTGCTCAAGTTAGAAGGAATAACTTGTAGTTCACCAAAATCACCAGCGTAAATAGAAACTGATGCTTCTACAGTATTTGCATCAATCATTTGCCTTGCAGATGAACGACCAGTGAAACCAGATACAACACCTTTAACGTGAGGGCCAACAATAAGCATTGAAGGCTCACCACCATTTGTGTAAGCAAGTTGTTGTACTGATTTTAGGATAGTCTCAGTAAACGCACGCTGTGTACCATCAGTAGGTGCAGCACCATTTCCAGCTCCAGCTCCGTTAGTACCACGCGATACGTTAGTTTCTGTCCAAGTTTCAAAACCACCAGTTTGTCTTGCAGTGGTTGCATCACCAGTAGCTTTGGCTACTTTAGAAGTTAACGCAGTTTCCATATCTCGCTTTAGTGCTTTAGCCATGATAGCTAGTTGATGTGCCATTTCTGTTCTTTTCCCGGCTGCATCAGAAGCATTTTGCGTACCTGTTACAGTTGCATCTCTGCTTGAGATTTGACATACGTTACTTTCTCTAACTGTAGCAGTAGAAGCTGATCTTGATAGTTCAAAACCTTCCAACTGACCTGTTCCAGATGCAGTAGGTAAGGCTTCTGTTTGCCAATCAAATTGGACATTTTTTACATTTGTAGTGCCTATAGAACTCATAAAAGGCGTACTCATTGGAGAGATATTGTAGATAGTATCAGACAATGACTCTCTGTCAGAAGTCGCAGTATATGTGTCAAAGGCGTTTGTTACTTTAGCCATTTTTTATACCTTTAAATTAATTGTTCAAAAACTTTAGCTGCATCTTGCACTTTGCCAGATTTAGCTAATCTCATTTTTGCTTTTTTCACTGGTGTTGTTGTTTTTGGCTTATTGGATGTTCCAGGTCTAGCAACTTTCGATGCCTTTTTTTGGGTTGGTTTCTTCTTGGATGCTGCGACTTGTTTGCGGTATAGCATCCCATCTCGTAAACCAAGTAACACTCTATAATCTATCACCTGATTAACTTCATCTTGAGTGAACCCAAGTTCATTAACTGCGTAGTTTGTGATTGCGAGTTTCTCTTTTTGAGATTTCTCAACATCAGACCATTCAGGAATCCTTTCTTTTAATTGTTGATGACCGTACTCAACATATTTTTGGATTTGCTCTTGCTGCTTTTGCATTGCTTCATCTTGCAATCTTTTGTTTTCAGCTTTTGCTGCATCCAATTTTTTTCGTTTTTCATCCCAAACGTCTTTTTCACGAACATACCCAATAGGATCAGATTCGTACAGTGCTGCCCAATCTGGTTCGTTTTCCAATTCGCCATTTAAACTTGCCTCTAACTGAGGCAACAACTGAGCGTAAATAGCATCTTTTTTCGCTAACTCTGCTTGTTGGTCTTCAAAACTTTTACGTTTTTGTGCCAGTTCTTGAGTTTTGCGAGTATAGTCTTGTTGACGAGAGTATCCGTTTCTGAGTTCATCTAACGTAACCTCTTGTTCGACACCATCAATCTTAACAGTGTAAACATCAGGTTGTAGTTCTTCCTCTACTTCTGTTTGTTCTTCTAAAGACTGTTCTACTTCTTCCTCTCCTTCCTCAATGTCATCATCAACTTCAACTTCTGCTTCAGCCTCAACTTCGACCTCTTCTTCCATTTCTGTTTCAACAACATCTTCTGGAGATGCCTCTGTCTGCTCTGCTTGAACTTCCTCTGTTACTTCCTCAGTTGGAGTCAAAAGATTTTCAAAAGAACTTACAGTTTTATCTAACTCTGATTGTAATGCAATCGGTTTTCCGGTGTTGCTCATAATCACTCCTTAATTTTAAAAATTTTACCTAGTTAAATATAATTGTGCAATTTTTTAATTTGTGCTTTGTTAATCTTACCTTTTTCTACTAATATTCTCATGTGCCTTTCTACTTCTGGAAGAATATTTATTGCGTTATGTAATGTTTCTCTAAAATCAACATTACTCTCACCCTTACTATTCATCCATAGTGCAACATATTCTTGTTTTAAATTTTCTATAGCTTTTTTAAAAGTATCGCTTTTTAGGATTAGCTCTGCCTCGTTTGATTGTAATATTTCCTCTCTAGTAGCCATATTTACCTCATTCTGTCTATCATTCTTTGCACATTAGTAAAGTCAAAAGGTCTATATTTGATTGGTTGTGCATCCACATTGTATTGAGGTTGCATTTCAAATCTTTCTGGCTCGGCATCGAACATAGCCATTTGTCCATCGGACATAGGTAATCCAGAACCAAACACAGGTGCGGGTGGTATTAAATCTCCTGATTGGATTAAATCTCTTACTCTCTGTGCTGCCATTTCTTCTTCTGGAGTAATTAATAGATTATCTCTTGGAGGTGTTGCCAAGCGTATATTCAACGCATCAATAAAAGGAATATTAGTAGGTGATGGTGCGGAGTCAGGTATCTCCATAGGCATATCCATTAACATACTAGGCTGAACTTGTGTTGATGTCATTTCTGGCATTGTTGTTGGTGCGGGCATTGGGGCTACTTCCCTTACGGAAACTGGTACTCCATTTCGCATCACAAAACCTTCTGGAAACTCCTCTGAGTATCCTACACCTGGTGCTATCATATCAGCTACATTTTCCCCACCAGCTATTGATTGTGCAAATTGCAATCCAGAGCTAAATAAGGGATCTATTATTCTTTCTGCCATAAAATATTCCTTCTCTATCTTTTAAGTTAATTATTATTTGTTTTCCAATCTTCACCTAGAAATAATAATGATTCAGCTAATCTTCTTTTGACTAACCCATCATTTACCACCCCGGCACTTTTGTTCCAACGCTTCATTTGTTCTGGAACTTCATCATATTTTTTTTGATTTAATACTTTTAACATAGTGCTGGTTTTTAGATTGCCAGCACCTAAATTAAAAGTCCATGATACCAAAGCATCGAATTGATCTTGATTCAACTCAACTTGAGACAAACTTGTCACATGATCTTCAAAATCTTTTAAATCTTGTTGCAATAATGCTTCTGCTGTATCTTCGGTAATTTTCATATTCTCAATAACATTTCTTGTATGACCATAGCCTATAGTCAAAACATCAGCACTACATCGGTATGGTTCTAAACGACAACCCTCGAAATGTTTGATTAATTCTATACCTTTCTCTGATGTTTTCATGTTTAATGTAAAACCATTTTATATTCTGATTCCTCAAAATCACTAATTACTAAATCTAAGATACCAACTACATTACATCCATAATTTTCTGCTTTTGTTTCAGCATCAGAAAAAGAAGATGCAACTACTGGTGGGCCTTCATAGTATTTACCTTTGTACTTAAATTCTGTGATATAAACTTTCATTCATCTTTATCCTTAGAATTACTTGCACCAAAGTAAAATGATATAACAGCACTTGCCAAACCACCAAGATAACCTAACACTAGGTTAATTAATGCTTCACTGTTCTGTTCTGGTGGTTGAAGTGTTACTAAAAATATATAACCCATAAAACCACCAACAACAAATACACCCATAATGCGAGATGTCCAGTCTTTAGAAAACTTACCTCTTGCATCTTGTATGTCTTGAGTTTCGAGAGCGTATAAATCAACTTCTAGCTCTTTCATCTTTATTTCAAATTCAGCATCAATCTTTTTTAGTTCAGCCAGTTCTTTAGGCGTAGCTTGTTGTACTGCCTGTTCTATTTTTTTTGGTGTAGGTTCACAACCTAATGCCTCCGCAACCATATTGGCTGCCATGTTACCCATAGGCCCACCAAGAGCTGTGCCGATTGTTGGTGCAACAGCACCTATAATGTTTTTGACAAACTTAAACTTCATTATACACCAACTTTTTTCATTGCTAGTTTGTGTGACTCACCAAAAGTAGCACCTTTATTCATAGCACCAACCATTACTTTTAAGTGTTTGATTGTGTGGTGTTTTGAGTGTCTTGCCATGGCATCTTGTTGACGTTTATTCAAAGAAGATACGTTGACTCCTTTTATCATTCTAGATGATTTTTTTGTTTTCATTGTTTAGTACCCGTAAGTTTTCTTTTTATTTCTTTTCATTTTAGATGTTTTTTTCTTTTTTCTAGGATTAGGCATATCTTTTCCTCTTTTTTGCTGTTCTCTTTCTTAGTAAATCTGCATCTGCTTTTCTTGCACCGCCTTTTCCAGTAGCAAAAGACCTAACTCTACCAGCAGCCCATTGATGTGCAGATACCCCGGTTCGAGAACCAGAACTGTAATAAGCTCCTAGCCCTCTTTTATAAACTTTTTCTAATGTAGATTTTGATATTCCACTTGATTTAGCATACTTGTTGATAACATCTTTTTTAGACATCTCTGCTCCTTGATTTAGATATTCTATTCATCATAGCTCTAGTTAGCTTGCCTTGTCTGTATAACTTAGCTGTTCTTTTTATCTCTTGCTCTCTTTTTTTTCTATTTTTTGATCCAGATAAGTATTTTAATGGAACGCCAGTCTTTGTTTTTTTTACTTTTTTGAATTTTCTTTTTGCTACCATTTTTTGCAACTCCAGTATCTAGGCGTTAATTTATTTGGTGGGTTGGTATCGCATTTGTGTCTTGCTCTAAATGATTTTCTTCTCTTGGGATTATTTTTTTTGATAGTCATATTAGGATCACCAAAACGAATCAGTTTTACTTTGCCTTTGTCTCTTGCTAACACCGCAAACTTTTTACTTTTGCCTGGTGTTCTTTTAGGCTGGTTGTATCCGCTAAATCTTTCGCCTCGATAAGTTACTGCCATAATTATTTTCCTTAACTATATCTTAGTTGTTAAATAATCCTTGTGACTGAGTTTTTGCAATTTGTCTTAATGTCTCTCTATCTCTTTCCATTACTGCATTTATCTCAGCAATATTAACTTGTGTGCCATACTTCGCATTTAACTCAGCAGCTTTTAGCCTGATATTGGCTTCTGCCTTATCCCTGTCTCTATCGTCATCCATAATAATCTTCATGCGATCTGTTTCTGCATCAACCATTGCTTTCTGTGCTTGCACTTGTGCTTTTTGCATTTCAGCTTGCGCTAATAACTCTGCTGCATCTGGTTTTTGCTGTTCTGGTTGTGGTGGCATAGGCGGTACTTGCGTATTGATAAACGATTGCGCATCTTTAAAGCCAGCCATCTCAATAATACGAGTTAATGTGTTGGAATACTGTTGCAAGCTAACCAGTGGGTTGTTTGCACCCATAGTTTGCAGTATTTGCTCTTGCTTGCCCGCAAGCTGTGCTAACAATGCAGACTTTTCTTCATCGCTAGACTTGCTTATTGCTACATTAACGACCATATCTTTGTCTGAGTCCCAATAACGCGGGTCAACCACTATAAATTTGTTATTTAATCTAAAAACTGACTCTGAATCTTGATGTTTTATCACTAAACCATTGACAAGTTTGAATAATTGTTGCATCCCACCTTCTGCAAAATGACGACAAATTAGCTCGATTCTGCCTTGCGCACCACTCATAGTGGCTGCTACTGCGGATTTAGTGGTGGATTGCAGTGCATCAGCGTTTAATCCAGCACTTGCTTTAGATACACCAGTTCTGTTTTCTTTGGATTCGTCTAAATATCCCAGAACAGGGAACGCCTCTTTACCAACAAAAGGCACAGAGAAAGGTTGCACCATACCGGGTGCTCTCATTCTGATAGGTTGTCCAATGTCAGTGTTTAATACATCATCAATATTGACTTGCCCTTCTACCACACCCATTCTTGGAAATATTGAGTGACCCAATGAATCCAATGTATCGCGCATAATCTGTGATTTAGCTGCTTGGATTGGTTTTAAGTAGTCTGCGGGGCAACTGCCAATAGAGGTGTGAGGTTCTGGATCGGGGCAGAACATAACGATGGGAAGGTCATCCCATGGCTCAACATGAAGTATATTTGCGCCATTACCAACTGTGCATACTCTCACCCTTTCGTCTATACCATCATCGTCTAAATCGTAAAAACAATAATGCTCTATGTATAGAACTTCCTTTGAATACTCAGAACTAGATGTAGGGTAAACATCTTCACCGAGTGGGTTTCGTGCTTCTCTTTCTGTGTAGGTATCAGCATCAAAAGACGACCCAGAACCCGCATACTCCTCTATTTCTTCCCTCTCATAACCCATAGCAACTAACTCAGAAACAGTTTTGACCATTCTATGTGCTACATAATGAGATGATTCTAAACTTCTTGCATCTCTTGAGATCAATACTTCTTCTGGTGGTACAGCTTCTATGCAAACCTGATTCTTTCTTTTTACCCTTCTGATTGTTAAGTCGTAACTTGCGGGTGATTCTTGAGTGATTTCTTCATTAGTTTCTGGATCAACCATAGTCATGGATTCCATTTTGACCGCTTCTTTTACTACTTCTACATCTTTATCCATGATTAAGGCTTGATATGACATAGGATCAATGTCTGTGTATTCGTGAGTTGTGGAACTCATAGTGTCATCCCAAAAAGCCTTGACAAATCCTGACTTTCTTACGAGAGCATCTTTAAAGGCATCATACATTACTTTAAAGCCGGGATTCTTTTGTTGGACGATATAGTTTATGTATTCAGTTTGTTGTTCTGCCACAGGAATATCCTCTGGACCATTGGGAACAAACTCAACAACCTTTTTAGTGCCAAAGAAAGTGCGCATGATTGATGGCAACATAAACAATATGCTATCTCTAACATCAGTCGATATAAACTCAGACTGTAAATCACTGGTATTATCAGGTTCATTTCCCAAGTAATACTCTGTGCTTTCTGCTCTTTCTTTGCCTATTTGGTTAATGTAATCTTCTGCATCATCTAACTCAGATCGAATCATACTTTGCAGTTTCATGTCTTGTGTTGCTTTTGAATCTTTACCTTTGTCGTATTTCATAAGTTATCCAACTCTCAAAATTCTTGATTTTAATGGTTTTTTAAAATTATACCCCATAAATGATTGACTTCCACTAAATGAAGCTGCCGAACTTGCCATGGTAAGTGCTAGTGCATCGGCTCTATCGGGTGATTTAATGCCTCTTTTTTTCATCTCCTCTTTGGATTCAATCTTTATTTTTCCTGTTGAGGTGTATTTATAAATTGGTGCAACTAACTCTGCTACCAATTCATCATCATCCGGTAATCGACAATCTCTTTGAGATAACCAATCTTTTATTGCAAACCAAAGTTCAGCTCGCAAGTTTAAAAAATTCTTTTTGGTAGATGGTGATTCTGCCACATTCACACCGCGCACTGGCAAGTTCTGCTCTGACAGCCTATCCACTACCCCGCTACCTAGCCCAATCACATCCACTAATATCTCTTGCGGTTTTGTCATTACTGTTTCGTTATCATACTTGTTTTTTATCGCTCCGCATAGTTGCATTAAATCCATAGAGTTAAATGTTTTCATTTCCAGAACAGTGTTACCTTGTCGCACACACAAGGCAGAGTTATCTCCACCAAATCGCGCCACATCCACACCCCACACAATAGGCGCAGATGCACTCAAAGAAACTTCTCTATCAACTGCAGCTCTTGCAAGCTCCATAGGAATAATCGTATCGTCATCGGCACTTGGAAACTCACCTAGCACTTCCACTCTCGCAACAGTAGAATTTTCTCCGTATTGATCTAACATACTTTGGAATAGTTTTTGGTCTGTGCCTTCTACATCGCGCGAGTCTATTTGTTCGTTATGCCAGTATTTGCGCTTGGAATGAAAGCTATCGTAGAACGGCCCTGTATTTCTTCTTGGGTTAGAAAAGGTAAACCAGTATCTGTCTGCTGTGGGTTCAGAGAAAAATCCTTCCGACACTGAGTAGATGGGTGATGGAATACCTGATGCTTCGTCCATAATTAAGCATACTCCGTAGGTGGAGTGAATCCCGGCAAACGCATCTGGGTTTTCTTCCGACCAGAGCTGTGATTGCGCATAATAATAACCGGTGTCTATTTGTAGGTCGCGTATTAGTGCTTCTTCAAACCACTTCTCAGGTTTAAGTGAGGTGGCGGTTTTGTGAAACCAGTGTGAGTTAATAGATAGCGTTAGCCACTTACCGAGTTCAGCCCAGGTGCGGGAGCGTAGCTGTTGCTCGGTGTTGGCTGTGACGATGATGGTTGAGCCAAGGCGGGTGGAGAGCATCCATAGTATGAGCCAAGCAACTAAGGCTGACTTACCTATACCGCGCCCAGAGGCTAACGCCAATCTAAACATCTCAGGTATCTTTTCTCCTTGGTTTCTGTGTATGTGGTTTCCAATATCTCGCAAAATTTTTTCTTGCCACTTCCTTGGGCCTGTAAAACCTTCAAGGGGGGTGTTCTCTTGATTCCAAGGGAAGGCAAACTTAACAAAGTTTAGTGGACTGTCTTTGATGTCTATAGACCAAAGCTCAGTCATCAGTTGTTTTTCTTGTTCTGCTCCGTATTTCATCTTAGAAAGTAATAAAATTTTTGTTCAATAGATATATATAACGTACCAGTACCCCCGCGCGCAAAGGGGGGGTGTTTCGTTTTCCTTGCACCCACTCGCTTGCATGCTTGCGCGCGCTGTGGATAACTTTAGTCATCATTGTTGATAACTATTTTATTTGGTGCGGGTGGCAGTGTGCCGGGTGAGTGTGAGAGTGCTTGCTTGCGTGAACCGATGATGTCGGCCAAGTTTACATTGTAGTTCGTGGTTTGTTCGAGGCGATCTTTCCACGCGCCTACATTCTCATGTGCGCCTCGATTTTTGAGGAAGAATATTTGCGCTGCTGTGGATGGTTTCTCTCCATTACGACCAAGTGCGGAGTCGTAGAGCGCGTTAGAGACATCTCTGACTGCGTTGATCTTTCCTTCCTTTATAGTATCGCCAAAAATGACAGAATCTTTTTTCCTTCTTAACAGAGTACGCGGTGAAACTCCCAAGGATGTTGCGATTGCCTGGTCAGATAATCCAAGCCCGGCAAGATGTTTGATTTTTTTTAAGGTTTCTTTATCGCTTAAATCAATGCGCTTTCTTCCTAGTTTTGCGCGTTTTTTGGTAGTTTTTTCTTTCATAATGAAATTATTTTAATATCTGATAAGTACCTCACAAGCCCTATTATATAACGAATCGAGCATATTTTGGAATATATCACCATAAAAACATACATATATATATTTGCATTATATAAGGTACTCATTACAATTAACTTATCTTTTAATTAACGGGAGTAAAAAATGCAAGATATAAATATTAAAGCGTTAAATGAGTGCTGCGATAGAGTCTATAAAGATTCGCCAAAATTTGGTTTGCCTTGGCTGACAAAAAAATACATCTATCAAACTATTAGTATGTCTTTAGAACTTGCTCATGAATCTTTGGTGAGAGATGGAAGTAAAGGCATTGATTTTGAAGAACTTGCAAAATCTGATAACGCAACTTTTTACCATGATGTATGGGGTTGTGATAAGCATGTAAGCAGAGAGTATCCTAATGACTTGGGAGGTGGTTTTCTTCCCAGAATTTGCAGATAGTTAATCTTATCAAGCGCATCTATCAGGTGCGCTTCATTAAGATTAATTTTAACTAACGGGAGAAAATAAAGATGGACTATAAGAAACAAGAAATTAAACAGTATTTCAATGATTTTCTAAATGATGTTGATGAAGCATGGATAGAAGAAAACAAAGATGATTTGCATCATGAAGCTTTTAATACTGATTACTACATTATCGGTACATACCAAGCTAAAAAATGGTTAGGTGATATGACTTTTGATGTCATTAATCATATTAAAGATTATGAGCAATTTAATTTCGGTGAAGTAATCACAGATTTAAGCGATCCAGAGAGAGTGGTTAACATGTATACCTATATTATCGGTGAAGAAATTGTAGCCGATTACATCAATAACAGTTAAGCATATCGAGCGCATCTCTCGGGGTGCGCTCTATTATGTTTAATAACGGGAGAAAGAAAATGAAAACAGTAATTAAAGAATACAAGGTTTACGATTTTGATGACCTTGAAAAAGATGATGAACTATGCGAGAAGATACATCAAAAGTTTTGGATTGATAACGGAGATAATATTAATCCTTGGGCAGATGAAATTTTAGATAGTTTCAAAAAGTTTGCCGATACTTTAAATATGAAATTTGATTACTCATTATCAAATGCAGAATACCCCGATAGAGGTTGTTATATAAAATTAGATACTTCTGATTATCATTATATCGCACCAAACAAAAGAGCAGAACATATATCATCACTTCTAAAAGATTATGTGGGTAATGAATTTTATTATACTTGTGCTGCTTTAAAAGATTATGCAGATAAGTTGATTGCAGAATGGAATAAAGACTATTCAATAGATGACTTTGCATATGATATTCAAAATCGAATGTTTGACATGTGGTTTAGAGATAATCGTGACTACTTTTCTAAAGAATCATTTTTAATTCATGTTGAAGCAAATGAATATGAGTTTGATGAAAATGGTAATTTATTTTAAATGGAATTCTGATGAAAGATAAACAAATCCTAAAAGAATGGCGCGAGTTTAATAAAGTAGCAAAGAAGAAAAACTGTTCGCCAGAATTAAAGCGAGCAATAGAAAAATCAGACAACATCAGGTTAAAACTTCAAAAACAAGAAATAGAACCGCAAGCAATAGATGACTATTATATGGGAGTATCAGATCATGAATAAAACAGCATATATAAATCCGTTAAAAATAGGTGGTGGGCGCGTGAGGATTGCCAGTAATTCAATATCATGTATTTATAAGAATTATTACGGCCAGACTGTCATTGTATCGAATGGCTCAGAGTTCCTGGTAACTCCAAGCGTTGACGAAATATCTTATGATTTAAATAGGTCTTATAGAGTATGATTAATATTTTTTCTACAAACAAAAAATACAACATTATTTATGCTGATCCACCTTGGAGGTATAACGATACTAGAAGTGGTCCAGGTTTTAAAAATCCAAATGGTGCGGGTGGTGCAAACAAACACTATCCAACAATGTCATTAGAAGATATTTGTGCAATACCAGTAAAAGATATAACAGATGATAGCTGTATGTTGTTTCTTTGGTGCACTTCTAGTTTGTTGGATTATGGTTTTGAAGTTATAAAACATTGGGGTTTTACATATAAGACCATGGGATTTGTTTGGGTAAAAATGACAAAGGATTACAGCAAACCATATTCAGGCATGGGACATTACACAAATCAAAATGCAGAATTTTGCTTGCTTGGTTTGAAGGGCAAATATTGGAGAGAAGCAAGAAACGTAAAGCAAATAATACAAGAGCCTAGAAATAAACACTCTAAGAAGCCAGTAGAGATTAGAGAAAGAATAGTAAGTTTGTGTGGCGACCTACCTAAAATAGAACTATTTGCAAGAGAGACAGCCGAAGGCTGGGATAGTTGGGGTAATGAAATAGAGTGAAAAAAGCAGCAATATTAAAAATTAAAAAGATTAATAAATCTAAATACAAAATATGTTCTGGTAAAGTTTTTGTTAGCCGGGCATTGGCAGTCAAATATTTAAGTCATTTAAACCAAAAGGAAGTAAAACAATGTCAGAAAGTTTAGATTTCAGCACAGATTGCGAAGAGTGCGGTGAGGAATTAGAACCAAGTGAAAGCGGAAATTGGTATTACTGCGAGGAATGCGATAAGTCATGGTTCGTTACAGAGTTATACACTTATTAAAATATCATGTAATATAAATAAATGAGTTACTTAAATGATTTAAAAACTATGATATACGCAGAGCCTTTAACAGAAACAGAAAAAGACTCACTAATAACTAAAACTGAGATTATTTTAAGAGACACAGAAAATATGAATACTAATGAAAAAATATTAAATATTTTTACTAGCTTTAAAAACTTAGATTTAAAAGATAAACAACTGGTTATCGATTCATTGATCAATTCTTTTAATAATCAAAGAAAAGAGATTGAGGAAAGCAGCGCAGAGGAATTATTGAGACAAAAATACATGAGGAATAAAAATGTCAAATTATAAATACGTTAAAAACTATGAAAGCAAGCAAAAAGAAAAAGGATTAAAAAGGCAAAAAGCATGGATTCCTGACACTGATGAAGATAAAAAATCTTTCCTAAACTTTGCAAAGCAACTCAGGGACAACTATCTATCCAAGCAAAGCAATTAATTTCAAGTGTGTTAAGGGCGCATTTACATCTCCCTGGGCGCTCTTAGCACACACCCCCTACCCTACCCCCTACCTACCACACATTCAGCCCTCAGAACTCAATATAAAGCTTAATCCAACGATTAAAAAGTGTTTCTTAAAATACTTCCTCGCTACCAACCGCTTATGCGCCTTCCGCACTTCCCCCTCTTCCACTATCCACAACACCCCCGCATCCACCAAGTTCTGAATACTCTTTCCAACTGTAGTGCGATTCAATCCACACATCTTACTCAAATACCCCACTGCATCCCTACTGCTCATACTTTGCACCCTGAATCGCTCGCATAAACAATACAGCACCACCTTATCGGAAGCGTTTAAATCTTTTCTATCGAGATGTAAGCGATAAATTCTCCACACCGCTTGCTTGATCTTCGAGAATGAATATTGCGAAACTGCATAGCGCACACATCCGCTTGCTTGCTCATTACTCGGAACTCCACTTTCAATCCACCAATACTCTTTCACAATATCTCTCCCTAAATACTAAATCCCGGATTAATGAACTTGATTTCATTCTATTTCCTCTAATATTTCTTTTCTGTATTGCAATAATGCGTCACCTCTTAACATAATATTTTGTGATTTATTTTTATTTCTTTTTCTCCAAAAGCTTGAGTCTTTCTTCTTCGTGCTTGGTTGCATAACCATTGATTCATCAACTGTATCTCCAAACATATCTGCGGTTATTTGTTTAAACCACACATTTATATCTCTCATTCTCCTTACACCGCCTAGTTTTATATCAATGCACTTAAAACCCATCATTTTCCAAAAACTATTTGCTGCAATATCAGAACCGCAACGCAATGATATGCCTTGTGCGTTGATTAACTTTCCAATGTCCTCTAATGTTCCAACCAAACCTGCCCCATACCAATTACCCCTCAGATCATATTCGATACAAGCTTGATGAATTTTTATTGGTTTATAAACCTCAATGCTTCCATGATATAAGTATCCTGCGTGTTGTTTGTTGACTAAGGCTAATAGCAATCTTTTGTTTTCAACCTCTCTTTCAAAAACTACTTTAGGATAAAAAGATAAATCTTCTGCATTTTTCTTTTGTAAGAAATCAACAAATTTCAAATCTTTCTTTTCTGCGTATTTTATTTCTAAATTCATAATTAAAAAAAATGTGCGTGAGAGTGCGCCACAGGCGCATCTCTCTATTAGTATAGTATAGTCTGTATGCCTAAAACTTCATCAACTGTTGATGAAAACTTCATCAGGGGTTGATGAAAACTTCATCAACATTACTTCATATTCAATCCCATTTAATTCCTTAATCCTCTTTCCTTTGGATAATCTATTTTTTTTATATCTGGATTATTTTTAAAAAATATTTTTTTCAATGCTTTTGTTTCTTTTTTGTTCGATCCCAATATATAAGCATATTTATGTTTTTTTGCTGAAACTCTGCACTTACATCTTTTCTTATGCTCGGCTCTTTCGTTTTTTAATATCAACTGTATTTCATCTGGAATCGCAGCCCAATCCACTTTTCTATATTGATTTTTTGTTCCTACAAACTTATACCATTCTTTTTGCCACTCAATTCCAAGCTGCTTTGCATATCTAACTATCTGACTCCTGTCGTTAAAGCCAACATCACCAAACCATCCTCTTTTGATATTATCAGGATCAAGATATTGTTTTGTAGAACCAAATCTTTGACCTAAATAATAAAAATTACACGCTTGATATATTGTTCCTAATTCTTTTGCCTCTGGATCAGAGTAAGCTGTAAATATTCTAAAATCAGAATTTTTTACCATCCATTTAATAGAACGCATAAGTAACCAAGAAGCTGAATTTTTTGGCGACCAGGATATACAAGCCCCTCTCGCTATTAATTTTTCTTTATTTTTATATTTAACGCCAAGAAGATTAGAAAAAGCGTTAGGCGTAGCCATTACTATCACCCCAACTAAAATATTTTTCCATCTTGCTGTAAATCTATGGGTAATTGACATTGGCATTTTACCTAACCATTCATGCCTTTCAATAAACTCCTTAATCTCTTTGCACCTGTCTTTTTCTTCGGGTGCAACATAGTAGAAATTAAAATCCGAAACTTTAATTAAATCTGCTTGTTTTTTTGTTATTCCAGCATTTATTAAATCTTGCTCTAAATTATTAATTCTTATGTCATATTGCCAACAATGATCTTTGTTATAACTTTCATGCCTTTCAATAATATTAATTTTTTCATCAATGCGAATATTAAAAAAATCTTCCTGTTTCATATTCAATCCCATTTTATACCCTTCTCCTCTTTCAATATATCCAATACTGGCGAATCTTTCTCTCTGATTAATGTTTTAATAGAAGTGTCCACATTACCGCTATTGCTTTTCACCACACCCGCCCGCACCACACTGGTTGGATTCGGTTCAATACCTTGCTCTACACAAATCCTTTCTACTTCCTTTTCATTAGGCAGCCACATCGCCATAGCAAACCGCATCCCATCCACAATACTGCTTGCACCCCGAATACTGGCCCTCGCTTCCATCGCGCTCTCAGTGCCAGTTAATGCAGTTTTATTCATGTGATGAATGCTTAAAGTAGTGCAACCCAACTGTGCCGATATACTCGCACAAAACTGACACCACAACTGCGCTGACTCATTGCTGTTACTAATCGGAGAACTTGCAGACACGAAAGATTGTATTGGATCCCAGACAACCATTTTTAAATCTGGAATACCTTTTAACTCCTCAACGATCTCCATTGCCTGACTGTTTATATTGTCCTCTGACAAGAGAATCATTGGCTTGCCTAAGTCTGCTATGGTTACGCAGAAAACATCGTAAGGCGCATCAAATCGTTTGCCTTCTGGATCGAGTGCATCTATCCTTCGCCACACTTCCTCGCGGTTATCCTCTGCACAAAACAATACTGAGTTCCCAGATTGCAAAATACTTTTACCCATAAATGTACCAGTACCATTGGCGATGTTCATTGCTAACTGTAATGCCATAAACGATTTACCAATACCACCGACTGAACTCAAAACACCAGGTGTGGATAAAGGGATAAGACGATCAACAAGAAATTGTATCTCCGGTGGTTTACCAACTAATTGTCGTATTTCATATCGTCTAATCCCCAATTTACTGTCAAGTATCTCTGATTTAACTGCATCTAAACCCTTGCTCAAATGTAAATCATTGAAATCACCTTGTACGGATGGCAGTCTAATAACTGTATTAGCTAAACTGTTTGCACATTCATTGGCTTTTTTCTGTCCCACCCCATTTTCATCATTATCAAATGCTAATGTTAATTTTGCTTGTGAGTGTTTTCTAAATCTTGTTAATGCTTCAATGGCAAAACTTGCGCTAAATACCACCAAAACTGGCAGTTTGGTCGCCATGTGTACGCTTATGCCAGTAGCAACTCCCTCAACCACAACGAGTTCACCCACCTCACTCGCTTGCTTAAGATCGAATCCCACCGGAAATACATTACCCTTGATCTCTGATGAAGATACAAAACGCTTATTTGATTTCTTATCAATGTGCTGCAAGGAACGAATCTCACCATCCATAGAATAAATAGGTATCACTAGCGTATCTCTGTGCGCTCTGAATCCGTAATCGTTCTTGATGCCTTTTGCATCCAGATAAGGATGCTCGGTTAGTTCTTTGTAACTTGCGAATCTTTTTTGACACAACTCAGCAACTTCGTCTTGCCTTTTCTTTCTTGCTTCCTCTGCTTTACGTTTTGCTTCATCTAAATCTGTTTTTAACTTTTGTCTTTGTTTTGGCTCTAACTCATTAACATCAAAGTTAGACCATTGTCTTTGTAAACCGGTGCGCCAGTTACCATAAACTGCGTTTTGATAATCACCTGTTTGGAAAAAAGTGTACCAACCACTTTTCTCACCATGTTTGTCTGGTCTATGTGTATTGCCACCACCAACTCTAACGCGCACCAATTCGCCTGAAGTTTCCAAATAATCTACTAACAATCCTTCATTTGACATTTCATAGATAAGATCATCTAGAGACTTACTTGAACCTCTAAATGTGAAATTCGAGTCAATGGTAATGCCATCTTTTAAATATCTTGTTAAGTCAACCATCGTCCTCTAAAGAGAAACCTTGATCTGCTTGCTCAGTGCATACAACTAAATATTCTTTTATTGCTTGATGAAATAATCTTACCCGGTCATCTTTTTTCCATTCATGAATAACATAAGATTTATTTTCTTTTGCAAGTTTTGTGTAAATATCTTTGCAAGAACTTACTGCATCTATAACTGCGCTGTTATTTATCATTGGTGCTTTCAAGGTATTTCTTTTTCCTGTAATAATTTGTTTTTTTATTTTTAACAGGTGCTCTTTGCTACAAGCTGCATACCACCTGTCTTTGTGGTGGAAAAGCAGACCGCCAACTGGTTTTAAACAGTATGAACATAATGACGGCCTGTGTTCCAGAAATGGATATTTAAAACGGAATTTCATCATCAAAGTCGTCATCTATATCTGATGATGCCTTTTTCACGAAATCAGCTTCGGCTTTGATTTGTTCTTTCTTTGTAGG